TTGTACGTACGGGACAATTCTTCCCGTAGTATTCACAAAAATTTTGTCATCTTTTATTTCATAATTTGTCAATGGTTTGATTTGTACCGATAAATTTTCATCACCTATTTTAATCATACCATCCAAACCTAAATTATCACTCTCGGCACCAAATTCACTTTTGATACTTACACTATCCTCACCGAATTGTTTGTCTAATCTCTGTTTTGTTATTGTTTCAACTTTATCTCCCTTTTGTTTACTAGTACCTAAATTCGCCATTATTTTTTGAAAAAAGGGAGAGTCTTCAGTAAAAATTTTATGAGAGTAAATTTTTAAAAGTTTAACTAATTTTTTAACACCATTTAATTGTTCCTCGGGGGTTCTGTTTCTCAAATAAATTATTTCCTTCTTATTGTCTTTCAACAATTTATTTACACTTTTGGTTATCAAACAAAAAGCTCTATAGTTACCGGCTAAATAACTAATATTATGTCTTTCACCGTTTTTGTAAAAACCCTGCATTACATTGTTTTCAATATCTCTTGATTTGAATTCTAACCATGGCACCTGTTTCAATGCGGTATAAATCCCTTTTCCGTATTCTTTACTTATATCGTTATCTTTCATTAAGTTCTGAAAAAACTTTTCATCATCAGTGGAACAATCTGCAATGTAAGAATCAGCATCGGTCATTATTTGTTCTGTTATTCTGTTTTCCAATAACTTTGTTTTGGTTTTCATTTCATACAACTTACTCACAAAATCCCAGTTAACAACTTTCCAAAAGTTTGAAATATAATCGTCTCGTTTGTTTTTATATTTCAAGTAGTATGCGTGTTCCCATAAATCCAATCCTAAAAGTGGAAATCCACCCCCCTCAATAACATTCATTAAAGGATTATCTTGGTTTGGTGTTGACATAATTTTCAACTTATTATTCTTTGTCAAAACAAGCCAAACCCAACCAGAACCAAATCTGTCCTTAGCTACAGTTTCAAATTTCTTTTTAAAATTGTTGAATGTTTTGAATTCAGCAAATATCTTTTTTTGAAGTTCCCCTTTCAATCTAACAGGATTTGGTGTTAACATATTCCAAAATAACGCATGATTAAATGCTCCACCCGCATTATTTCTGATTGTCTTATCGTACCTACTGATATTCTTTATAATTTTTTCTAAATCCCAATCACCACCTTTTTTCTTTGATAGGGCCAAGTTCAATTTTTCTACGTAACCTTTGTAATGTTTGTTGTAGTGAAAGTCCATAGTTTCAGAATCTATGAACGGCTTGAGGGCTGAGTAGGAATAGGGTAATTTTTCTATTCCAATTTTTTTCATTTCAGTAAGTAAAACATTTTTTTGTTCTTCAAACTTTTCTACTTTTTCTTCTAAATTCATTCTGCTTTTATTATAAATAACCTGACTATCTCATTTGATTAATTCGTTGAAGAATTTCTTCAACATAGTCAGCGGAGTTGTTGTTGTCTCCCATCACTGTTGCAATAACTTCTTTTTTCTTATTTAATATGTCGTAAATAATACCCTCAATTGTGTTTTCAAAAATCGGGTAGTAAACTAATACATTACTTTTCTGACCGAATCTGTATGCTCTGTCCTCAGCTTGAGAATGGTCTGACGGAAGGAATGAAAGGTCATTCATTATAACAGCTTCCGCTGCTGTCAAGGTAATACCAACACCAGCCGCCTTTATGTTTCCCACAAAAACTTTTACTTTTTCGTTTTCTTGAAATTGGTCAACAGCGAATTGTCTTTCTTGTTTTGACATTGAACCATCAAGTTTGACTGCGGATTTTCCAAAATGCTCAACAATTTTATTTAAAGAGTTTGTAAAGTTACAAAAGATGATAACTTTTTTATCTTGTTCTAATATGTTCTCGGCTAATTCAATTGTCTGACTGATTTTTTCGTCTGCAATAATTTGTCTGACTTTTGTAAGTTTTGTAAATTGAACTGTCAAAGATTTTGATTCTTCGGGGTTTTTTTCATACCAATTATAATATTCACCCATAACCTCTTCATACTCTTTAGATTTCAATCTCAAATAAACAGGTGTGATAATTTTATCAGGTAAATCTAAAACTTCTTCTTTTAATCTACGTAACGTTAGGTTTGATGTTCTATCTCTTAGTTCTTCCAAGTTAGACGCACCCATAACATTCCACACCTTTCTTGGACCTACCCTGAATTGATATCCTGAACAATATCTTATAACGTAAGCCATCCAATTTTTTGCAACGGGCGAATCAACAAGACTTAACAAATTGTAATAATCTATTGGTCTTGAGGTCATAGGTGTACCTGTAAGAAGCCAAAGTCTTTCAACTTTTTTTACAATATCATTAATTAATTTTGTTCTTTGGGCTTGAGCATTTTTGATATAGTGTGCTTCGTCAACAATAACCAAATCAAAACCGGCTCCAAGAATTTGCGAATCATCTTTCTTTTTAGTGTCATGGAAATTTTTAATTATATCGTAATTTATAATAACGAAATCATGATTGGAGTTAAAGTTTTTACCCTCACAAATATAAATTGATTTACTTGAATAGTTTTCAATTTCTCTTTTCCAGTTAATCTTCAAAGTCGCTGGACATATTATTAAAACTTTTTTTGCTCCGCATTCAAGCGCAGCAATAATGGTTGAGGTGGTTTTACCAAGACCCATATCATCGGCTAAGATGTATTTTTTGTTTTCAACTAATTTTTGTATTGCTTCTTTTTGATGTGAAAGAGGAGGTCGTGAAGAATATTTTTCAAAATCAATAACTACGTCTTTGACTGTGTTGTCTTTTATAATCGCGGCTTTAGGTAACCAAAAGTCGTGAAGTTGTTCTGAGTCAAACACTTTACCCCAAATGTGAAACGCCTTTTCTTTTTCTGCAAGTAATTTTTCTACCCACACTTTTTGTGGGACTTCAGTATATAATTTATCGTCCGCAAGTTTTTGTGCAAAATATGCATCAAGTATCACCCATTTTTTTGCAACTTTTGGTTGTTTATCGTGGTTGTTAATGATGTATTCTGATTGACTTCTTGTGGGATAAAATTTCTTATTGATTTGAAATTTTCTTTGTAGTTCTAATATGTAGTTGTTAGCACCCGAATAATCTTCAAGTATTGAAAGTGCTTTTGATTCCAACGAAATATTAGTTGTTGTCAAAGATGACTCCATTTGAATAATTTATAAGAATCTCCTCACCCGCGCCGATGTGTTTTATTGCATGAAAAACAAATAATTTTTTTTCAACGTCGGTATACCAATCAGCATTCGGATTTCTTGAATGATTATAATACGATGCATATCCAAGAACAAGAGCCTGGGTTGTCCAATCTACAGACTTCGGAAAAGAAAAAGTATAATTGGCAAACACTGGTATTTTTTCTTTGTTTGAATGAGGAAAGGCTAAAAACGGACAAATCTCAATAGTTTCCCCTTTGGTTATGTTTGATAAACAAAAAACACCAATACCATGAATATTGCTGTCTTTTAAACAAATTTTCTTTGGTGGTTCAATTAGCATAATTAGTTATATAAAAATTTTTACTTCAAATATAATAATTAGGAAAGTATTTATCAATATATGCAGAAGTTAGTACCAATAACAAGATTAGGTAAGTTTTTTGGAGGTGAGGATTTTGCCCTTGACATTGATATGGGTGAAGAATGGTTAATTGGTGATATGAATTTCACTGTAGTTCTTTATAGAATTGACAGATATAAAACAAAAACGGATGATGTTTATGGTGAAGTTTTGGAAGATGGGATTCAGTTTTTGGCACCTATTGAATTAAAAGGATTAGTTCAGATTATGGCACCTACTAATAAACTTTTAGGGAACTCACGAGTTAAACAGCAAGAACCAGGTAATATGAAATTTTCAATTTACCAAAAAACTTTGGATGATTTACAAGTTGATATTTCTATGGGTGATTATTTGGGGTATTATGAAACTGAAGATAGGGTTAGATATTATACCGTGATAAATGACGGAAAAGTTAAATCAGATAATAAACACACTTATGCGGGTTATAAACCATTCTACAGAACAGTAGAGGCGACTTGGGTAAGTGAGAACGAATTTAGAGGAATATAATGCCATTACCAAAACAAGTTAAACCGACATTACCGTTAGTACCTCAAAAAACTTTATATGCCAGAAGGGAACAACTTTTGGAATATATAAATAAAGATGGTACCTATCTTCCAAAGTCTGTACTTCATGCTGACTTGGATAGGGGTATGATTGATTTTGTGAAAGAAGAATTGAAGGTTGTAACTGCGGGAAAAATAATTCCTACAATTGATGTAATTATTACCTTACAAAACTGGTCTCAATATTTAGAAACTTGGAAATTTGTTGATTTGGATAATAATCCCGAACCGCCATTTATTACTGTTGTTAGGGTTCCTGAAGTAAAGTTTGGTTCAAACCCTGCGGTCAGGTATAATATACCAAATAGAAAACAATTCTATTATGCGTCAGTTCCAACTTGGAATGGGAATGAACAGGGTATGGATATCTACACAATTCCACAACCAGTCCCCGTTGATATTAACTACTCTGTAAAAATCATTTGTAATAGAATGAGAGAGTTAAATCAATTGAATAAAAATGTAATGCAAACTTTTGCATCAAGACAAGCCTATACCTTCATTAAGGGTCAATACGTACCAATTGTTATGAACAATGTTTCTGACGAATCTCAACTCAATATTGAATCAAGAAAATATTATATACAATCCTATGACTTTACTATGTTAGGATACTTAATAGACGAGGACGAGTTTGAAGTGAAACCAGCAATACAGAGGGTTTCACAAGTTTTTGAAATTGATACGAGAGGCGCAGGTAAGAGACGAGAAATTTGGCCAAAATCACCTAATACGTTTCCGTCCGAGTTGTTGTTTGTAACAGGCAATAATACTCTTACTGATAGAATTGATTTTACTGCAGATTTGAAAATATTGAACTTAACTAACGTTCAAAGTTATGACGTATCAATAAATGGTAATTTTTATGGAACAAATATTCCCATAATTCAGATAACTGACCATGATGTGCTTCAAGTAACAGTAACAAAAGTTGACAATACAAAAGATGCGGTAATTGAGATTAATAACGAGTTGGTTTAATCTTCACCGTAAATATCCTTTTTTTCTTTACACTTTTCCAAAATCAAATTTTCAAGAAACTTGTAAATTTTAATACCTCTTTTGTCGCAGTATTTTTTCAACACCTCATGTACTTGAGGGTCAATTTTTATGTTTTTTATTTCTTTCTTTTTTGTCATGGTAGAAAAAAGGCAGAATTAATTCATACTCATTACAAATAGATATTCAGAAGTAAAGTTTTTTCACTTACATTATAATATTTATCAATAAAATAAATCTGCTTAGAAATTTATAATAATGGCAACAGCACAAGCAAATCAAAAAGTATACGTATCACCAGGTGTTTACACTTCTGAAACCGACTTATCCTTCGTGGCTCAAAGTGTGGGTGTTACAACCCTTGGTCTTGTTGGAGAAACAATTAAAGGTCCAGCATTTGAACCAGTATTCATAACAAATTACGATGAGTTCCAAGCCTATTTTGGTGGAACAGAACCTGTAAAATTTGTAAATACACAAATTCCTAAATACGAAGCCGCATATATTGCAAAATCGTATTTACAACAATCAAATCAATTATTTGTAACAAGAATACTAGGACTATCTGGTTATGATGCGGGTCCTTCTTGGAGTATCACAACAATAGCAAATGTTGACCCAACTACAGTTGGTTTAAGTGGTGTAAGTTCAACCTTCACCAATACATTTACAGCGGATACAGGAAATATAACTCAATGGAGTACTTTCCCTGCTATAATTGATAATGATTTTACAAATCAATATACATTAGCGAATGGTAGTACATCTACATATCAAACAAGTTTAGATAACTACATTCAATCTGTATTACAAACTAATTCTCTAAGTGGAACTTCTTCATATTTTTATGGTTCAGTACCTGATGCAGATTATAACAATGTTATTGCAACATATCCAAATACTAACAATGCGTTCGGTGTTTATAATTTAAATTTAGATTTCAACGACCTAACTGCTTCAGAAAATGATACTTGGTTTTATGCTAATTTTCAAATAAGTTCGGGTAACAATTATAACGGATATTCTTGGGATTTCGTTGTCACAGATTTAATTGATACAGGTTCAGGAATTTTTACAGGTACTGTTACAGGTAGTGTTTATAATTTTTCTGGTACCGCTTTTTCTGATTATAACAACATGGTTGTTGCAACATTACGTTCAAGAGGTATCTCTCTTTACCAAAATAGTATAACTTCACAGAGTCATGGACCTATTTACGAGGTTACGGGATTGACAGATTTACAAATGGTTTGTACAAATCAATATTCAGGTGTAACTTCAAATCCATTCTCAACATTCTTGTTATCGGGAATTACTAGAGACGGTAACACATTTTCATTTGAGAATTCTTTATTGGATACTTCACCTCAATTTATTACAAAAGTATTAGGTTTAGGTAATTTTGATAAACCAAGATATGAAGTTCCGATTTTTGTTGAAGAAATTTATTCCGGCTCTTTAACATATGCATACAATCAAAGTTATATCCGCGGTTTAAATTGTACGATGGTAACTACAGAATCTGCAAGAAGTTTAAATGCCGATTCTTTAGGTTGGAAACTTCAAAGATATCAATCTCCTAAGTCACCTTTCTTAGTCTCTGAACTTAGAGGTAATAAGGTTTACAATCTATTCAGATTTATTTCAATCTCTGATGGTGATGCTGCAAATACTGAAGTGAAGATTTCAATTGCTAATTTGTCATTTGATAATATGACGTTTGACGTATTAATTAGACAATTCTATGACACAGATGCTAATCCTGTTGTTATAGAAAAATTCCAAAATTGTACGTTAGACCCAGCAAGTAATAATTTTATCGCAAAAAGAATCGGTTCGTCCGATGGAGAATATGCTTTAATCTCAAGATATGTGATGGTTGAAATGGCTGAAAACTATCCGGTTGATGCTTTACCTTGTGGATTTAATGGTTACGAACAAAGAGTTTATCAGAGTTCAACAAACCAAGCTCCAATGATTTTCTATAAAACAAAATACAACTATCCTCAAGAGGTTGTTTTAAACCCTCCATTCGGTACACCTGCGGGCGGCTCTAATTCAGTTGCTTCCCCTGGTGATGTTGTCAGAAGAACATATTTAGGAATTTCTTCATCATATCTATTTGGTATTGATGAATCTTTCTTACAATATCTCGGTCAACAAAATCCTATAGTCGGTTTCTGTACGGCAACTGAGTCTGCACCATGGAACGGATTAAGTAAAGGTTTCCACATGGATTCAGGTGCAACTGTTGTAACAATTGGTAATTTATATACTACAAGTGGTCAAACTGCTTTTGAGTGTGGTGTTGCTGACTTTACTTCAAACCCTCAAGACCAAGATAATCCATATTACTTCATTTATGCTAGAAAGTTCACACTTTGTATGGCTGGAGGTTTTGATGGTTGGGACATTTACGAAGAAAGAAGAACTAACGAAGATAGATTCCAAATTGGTGCTTCGGGTTATCTAGCAGGGGCATGTAGTTCTTCAAGATATCCGACAGCTACTGGTGATGGTATGTTTAAACTTATAACAGTTGAGGGTAATAATCAAACTTTTGCAAACACAGACTATTACGCTTATTTGTTGGGTATACTTACATTCGCTAATCCTGAATCTACAAATATAAACGTTTTTGCAACTGCTAGTATTGATTATGTTAATAACCAAGATTTAGTAGAAAGTGCAATTGATATGATTCAGTTCCAAAGAGCTGATTCTATATATATCGTAACAACACCTGACTATAATCTTTTATTACCTGATTCAACAGACAATAATCAAATTATTTACCCTCAAACAGCGGTTGATAATTTGGATAACACAGGAATTGATTCAAACTACACAGCAACTTATTATCCTTGGATTTTGGTAAGAGATACTGTTAATAATACACAAATTTATTTACCAGCAACGGGTGAGGTTTGTAGAAACTTAGCTCTCACTGATAATATTTCGTTCCCTTGGTTCGCTTCAGCGGGTTACACAAGAGGTCTTGTAAACTCAGTTAAGGCGAGAGTTAAACTTACTCAACAAGATAGAGATACACTTTATCAGGGAAGAATTAATCCAATCGCAACATTTGCTGATGTAGGAACAGTAATTTGGGGTAACAAAACACTTCAAGTTGCAGATTCAGCTCTTAACAGACTGAATGTAAGAAGATTATTACTTCAGGCTCGTAAGTTAATATCCGCAGTTGCTGTTAGATTGTTGTTTGAACAGAACGACCAAATCGTAAGACAACAATTCTTGGATAGTGTTAACCCGATTCTTGAGTCTATAAGAAGAGATAGAGGTTTGTACGATTTCCGTGTAACCGTTTCTTCTTCCCCTGAAGATTTGGACAGAAATACTTTAACAGGTAAAATATACCTTAAACCAACGAAGGCTCTTGAATTCATAGATATTGAATTCTTCATCACACCGACAGGTGCTTCGTTTGAAAATATTTAAAAAAATAAAGGGGGGTTTACTCCCCCTTTTTTTAAGCCAAGATGAAAAGTAAAGTTAACGAAGGTTTTAAACCAGAGGGTACACCAGATTTGAAATATTATGCGTTTGATTGGGATGACAATATAGTTCATATGCCAACTAAGATTGTTGTATTAAATGATAAGGGAGAAGAAATTTTGATGGGTACAGAAGATTTTGCAGAATATAGGAGTAAAATAGGAAAGGAACCTTTTTTTTACAAAGGTCAAAATATTGTAAGTTTAGCACCAAACGCTTTTAGGAATTTCAGAGTAGAAGGTGACAAAGAATTTTTAATAGATGCGATGAAAGCGAGAGTTGGTCCAGCATGGAACGACTTTGTGGAAGCCATAAATAACGGTTCAATTTTTTCTATAATAACAGCTAGAGGTCATAACCCGAGGACAATCAAAGAGGCTGTGTATAATTACATAGTAACAAATTTCAATGGGATAGATAAAGATGAGCTTCTTAAAAATTTAAGAAAATATCGTTCTTTTGTAGGTGAAGAAGAGATGACCGACGATGAGTTAATTAAGACTTATTTGGAACTCAACAAATACCACCCGGTTTCTTTTGGTGACCAAGGAGCAGCTATGAACCCCGAAGAAGCGAAGGTTATGGCGATGAAAGATTTTGTTAATTATATAAAGGCTATGGCCGCAATACTTAACAAAAAGGCTTATTTAAAAATGGATATTGCAAATCAATTTGTACCAGCAGATATTAGTATAGGTTTTTCAGATGATGATTTAAGAAATATAGAAGTAATGAAAAAAGCTTTTAAAAATCAACCAGATGATATTAAAACTTATTCTACTGCTGGAGGAATTAAGAAAGAAGTAAAATA